GAGCAGGCTTGTATAATTTAATAGTAAGACCGGATGCAAGTAGTAAAAAGGGTAAAGATATACTTTCAATTGTAGATTTAAATTTTATGGATGATAAGCCATCAATAGCATCTATTCCAATAAAATTATTTACGGAGAATAGTAGAATTATAGATTTAAGTGTAACGGCAGATTTACCAAAGGAAATGTTAGGTGAAATAATGTTAGGTTCAAACTCTGATACAAAAGAACTAGGAACACCGGGTACAAAAATGTTTGGATATGACCTTTCAAACGATCCATTAGCTAAAGCAGCATATGGTAAAACAGGAACAGGTATTGGTAGTGGCGGCACTCCACCCGCACCACCTCCCGAACCAGCATGGTATACATTATGGGGCAATAGAGTTGCCACTTTCTTTAAAAATCAGTTTAATGTAGGAGGACCTAATATAATTAAATTTTCAAAAAAAGCTAATTTTGGAGATGGTGGTGTAGATATTATGTGGGCTATATATAAAGATGTAAGTGTAGTAAAAAATCTATATGCTAAGGATGGTACTGGTAATGCAGAAATTCATAAAAACGCTTTAGTTCCCGTAACAATTAGTATGACAGTATTAGGAGTTGCTGGAATAACAATTGGTTCGGCATGTAAGATAGAACCAACACCGGCACCATGGTTAGATGATGGATTTTGGCAAGTTACAAATGTAGAACATAAAGTAGATGATGCAAAATGGGAAACAATAATAGAATTTAAATATAGAATATCAAAATAATATGGATGAAATTATAAAAAATTATTTGAATTTAGAGGTAAAAATGTATAATTCATTAAAACTTATTACATTTGAACCAATGCCAACTGAACAAGATTATGTCTATCAATACATTTTTAGATATTTTGTTAGAAAACGCAATGAATCTAATGGGTTAATATATGAAGTAAATAAAATAACATATAATACATTTAAACAAGATTCATTATATTTTGGAGTTAGGATTAAATGGAAAATTTATGGTGATAGAAATGAAACGGAACAAATGAATAAAAATTCAGTAATATATGGTAAAAAAATTATTTCAAATTTAGATACCTATATGACAGATTATCTTAAATTTTGGAAAGGGTGATAAAACTCATAGTATTATTTGGAAAATAAAAAATAATACATTATATTTATAATAAATAAAGAATAAGTTATATGGCAAAGTTAAAGCATCTTAGTGAAGAAGAAGTCCAACAAATTACATTTGATTGGCGATACAAAGGATTCACAATATTAGATTTATTAACAGAAGAAGAGTGTGATGAAATTAACGAGGAGTTAGAAACACTTCGTCAACAAAGAATCGGTACTACTACCGAAGATGGTAAAGAGTGGGGAGATTGGGACCCGTTTTCATATCCACATAAAATTTCAGCTAAATTAGAAAAACTATTTTGTCATCCAAAAGTTTTGGAAGCAGTAGAATATTTAATGGAAGGTGAAGCAGAAGGAATGCAAACGTGGTGTTACTTTAAACCACCTGGACAATTAGGTAGAGACCAGCATCAAAATGCATTTTACACAGGTTGTAAACACAACGAAATTATCAACACTTCTTTAGCATTAGACAACCACGATCCTGAAAATGGAGCAGTGTGGATTTACGAAGGTTCACATAGATTACCAATTTTACCAATTGAAGTAGATGAGGAAAGAACAAAAACCAATCCTACTTTTTGGAGAAATGAAAGAGGTAAACCTTGTGTTATGCCCGAAGGACATGACTTTAGAAAAATCGAAGGACATTGCAGAAAGGGTCAAGTAGTTTTGTTACATTCACATAACATTCATGGCTCGGAGACAAATAACTCAAATCGATTCCGTAGGAACTTTTTGGGTGGTTACTTAAAAAAAGGTGCAAACTTTAACAAAGGTGGGCATATGAAAAGAGAGCCAATTGATTTACACGCTTTAAAAGCTAAACATTGGACAGAATCCGATGAAAAAAATTATGGTGGTTTCTAATCACAAACGAAAGGAGAGTTTAATTACTCTCCTTTTTATTTTGTATTGTAACAAAAAAAGAATATCTTTGTTACATGATATTTGTAGAAGATAAATTTGATTTCCAAAGTTTCTTATTAGAGTATAGAAAGAATAGTAATTTAATATATGTTAGATTATCAGATGAAGAAAAACATGTGATGAACAATCGTATATCTTTTATCTATGTCAAATCAAAAACCAATGAGTGGGTTATAAATGTAAACAATGGTGATGGGTTAGGAATTAAAGTAGAAGCATTACAACAATTATTAGATACACAACATCCTCAGTTAATTTTTAATTACAAAGCAATTTCACAAATATTAAATTTTACTAAAGGATTAGATATAGATTTAGCGAGATTTATTGAGTATGGTTATCATGATATTGAATTGGGTGATAATGGATTAAATCAATTTTACAAATCAAAGTTTAAAAGTGAACCATATTTGAATGATAGTATTCCAATGGTTAAACAAATAGAACTTATACAGCAATATGTTTCTAAGTTTTCAATTAATATAGATAAAAATACAATACAATATATAGATGATGTAACAAAGGCATTTAGTTATATTGAAAGTAGTGGATTAAAAGTAGATGGGGATTATGTTTTAAACTACAATCCAGTTCATTTAACGAAGGATAACTATGTTTACACTCAATACAACCTAATGACATCTACACTCCGACCATCGAACCGATATGGGGGTGTAAACTATGCTGCACTTAAAAAAGATACCGGTGAAAGAAAAGCATTTATAAGTAGATTTGATGGCGGTGAATTGATTAGTTGTGATTTTGAAGCATATCATCCGAGATTATTGATGGATATTATTTATCAAATGAAACTTAATTCAACTGCAAATGTAAAAGAAATGCAATGGATGAAAGATTTTTATGGTAGTGGGGTGGATTTTTATACATGGATTGGAAATCAAATGGGGATTGATGATAGAAATGAAGTAAAAACTTTAATATTTCAAAACTTATATGGTGGGATTAGAAGTGAATTATTAGGTATTCAATATTTTAAAGAAATACAACACCTTACTAATTTATTATCAGAAACAATTGTAAAAAATAAAGCAATCTTTACACATTCATATCATATTCAGTTTGGTATTGAACGATTAGAACCTATAACTCCTGCAAAAGTTCTTAATTATTATATTCAAGCATATGAAACTGAAAGAAATATAAGAAAAATATTAAAAATAAAAGAGAAATTAGAAGGAAAACACACAAAATTGATATTATATACTTACGATGCGTTCGTATTTGATGTGCATCCGACAGAAAAACAATATTTATATACTGATATCATTCCATTATTAAGAGGTGGATTTGGTAGATACGAAGTAAAAACAACGACCGGTAAAAATTATGATGAACTTTAACTTAGACAATCTTAGTGAAATTATTGATGAGGTTTTAACAGAATTTTGTGTTACATACCCAATTCCAAATTTTAATAACAAAGAACAATTAGAACATTTACGTTCAGTATTAGAACAATTCGGTGCAGAAGCATTTACCGATGTAGAATTAATGGAAGCTATTAGTTTAGCACCAAAGAAATTTACATTAGAAGCTCCTAAAAAAGATGGTACTGACCCTAAATTGGCGGCAATCTTAAAAAAGAAAGTAAAAAATGCAGATACCGGTAGATATGTAACGGTTGCATCGGCATTAAATTATAAAGACCAAAAAGGTAGTGGAGCAAGGTCAGCATATCACGCAGCAGCTGCAATGTTAAAAGGCGCAGGTTATAGTGAAAAAAATGTAGATATGGTGGATGACCCTAATCCGGAAGAACCACAATATTATGCTAAGCAAAAACCACAAGTTACTCCAAAATCTAAAGTAGCACCACAACAAAAACCACAACCGGCATCAAATAAAAAAGTAGTATCTAAACCATTATCAACTGCAAAAAAACAAGAAGATGATGCATTTTTTCCAAAAGATAAACAACTACAAAAAATAACAGAAATTAATAAAATTGTTGATAAGATTCCTGATGCAAACAAAATTGAAAAACAAAAATTAAAAATAGCTGTTGCTAAAATAATAACCGGTGAAGATTTGAATGCAGCTGAAAAAGCAATAGCAAGTGAATATATAACAATACCAGCGGCATCTGAAAATAAAATATACATAACATCTCAACGAGGTGTATTTGCATCTAATGTAAGAGCAAAAATATTGTTACCTACAATGGATGATACGGCAAAACAAGCATTGTATAGTTATGCAGAAACAAATGAAATTTTTGATAAAGGACAACCAATATCAAAAAAGACAATGGTAGCATCGAAATTAACAGATAAACGATATAATGTAGAAGCTAAAATAACAAAAGAAGGTGGTAAAGTAACAGCAGTAACGATTGGCAAAACCACATTAAAAAAAGTATCAGTTCCAAAACAACAAGATTTAGCTAAAGAATTAAAAGCTAAAAACATTCCAGATTATCAAAAAGAAGCAGAATTAGTTATTTCGGCAATTAAAAGGCATAATGCAATGGTTGATTTTATTGCAGCACAAGGTAAAATAGAAAGTATTGATTTTGGTGGAGATACATCAACACCTGAAGGTAGAACGATAGTTTTAAATAATATGCAACAAATGATAAATACTCGTCTAACTGCATTATTATACAAATACAATGGTGCTAAAAAATTCACTCCTCAACAAAAAGTAGTGATGGATAAAATAGCAGCATTGAAAGCACCCAACCAATCTAATAGAGGTGAAGTAGAACAATATACTAAACAACTAGATGATATTGCAACATCAATGGTAAATACTCCGGATTTTAGAGTAGGAGTACCGGATATGCAAGAAATATTTGATTTTATGAATAAGTTAGGACATGGGTATGCAGGATTTATGCCAGCAGCATCCAATTGGAAAGTTACCGATATTGTAACATATAAACCAACCCCTTCATTTTTAATAAAAGCAGGACAAAGACCATCGGCTGAAATTGCAAAAAATTTACAAGCATTCAAATCCGATGTATTAATTGAAGGTGGATTAAGTGTTAAGTTTGAAAAAGGTGGTGCTAGTGCGGGTATGGATAAAGTAGCAATGACTACTTATAAACATCAAGGAGGTGGGTTTGATACCAAAAAAGAAATAATAAAAATGTTTGCTACCTATGAATGGTCATTTACACCGGGTTCAAAAGATAAGAGAGTAAAATCTGCGGCAGAAGTTAATAATAAACAAAGAGAATTAAATGATGTTGTAAAAAGAGCAGTAGCAAATGGTGTAATAGATAAAAATACTGCAAAAGAAGCAATGGCAGAAGGTGAAAGACAAGCGGGTATGATGGCTAAAAAAATAGAATCTAAAGTTCCATTTAAAAAATACGCTAAATGTTTCGGAAAAAATTCTGTGGAACAAAAGAAAAATTATGAAACATACAAACAACAATGTGGTATGTGGTGTAAAATGGGAGCAATAGCAGAGGCAATTAATAATGCAGATATAGATTATCAATTGTTTGGTAACTTAAGAACTAAATATACAAAGAAAGGTATTCAACATGAAACGATTGATGGTGTAAATACGGTTAGTGGGATGGGTTGGAGTTATGATCCGGGTATTGCAGCAACGGGTAAGGAGTGTAAATACTTAGCACTAAACAATGCAAACTCATCACATATCGAACCAATAAAAAAATAAGAGAGTAAGCACACATAATGAAGACACAATTACTTTGTACGTTTAGTACAAAAACAGATGTAGAAAATCATATAGAATTAATTAAAAGCAATTATACATTAGCTTATAACTACATCTATGTTCTTCAAAACAAAAACATTCCAAATGAATTGTTTGTAACTTATAATGTGGTAATAGAAAATGAGCAACCAAACTTAGAAATGAAAACTATTTTGGTGCATAGAAAAAAACAAAGTAATACATTATATACAATCAATGCATTGAACAATGTTATTATGGAAGCGACCGGTGGACAATTGGATAATAAGTTTGAAGTTGATTGGGAAAAATATAGAAATTGTATATTGGTTACAAATACCGAAGGTGTAAAGAAAATTTATACAAGAGTATTTGATGTGATAGATTTGACAAAATAAATAGGTTATGATATATTGGTTTACAGGACAACCTGGTAGTGGAAAAACTACTATGGCTAATTGGATGGAAGCTCATTTAATACATAAAGTTATCACTATTGATGGTGATGATATTAGAGATGTATTTCAAAACAAAGATTATTCAGAAGAAGGTCGTAGAAAGAATATAACTAATGCACAAACATTGGCAAAGTTCTTACAACACAAAGGTTACAATGTAGTGGTATCATTGGTTTCACCATACAAAGACCAAAGAGATAAATTCAAATCAGAAATGGGTGAAAATCTAATAGAAATTTATGTTCATACTTCGAATGAAAGAGGTAGAGAAGGATTTCATGTTTCTAACTACGAAGCACCTACTGAATTTTATATTGATTTAGATACTACAAATGAAAGAGAAATAGATACTTTCAAAAAACTTCGTAAAGATTTGGGAATATAAAAATAAAATTGTAAATTAGTTATATGAAAAGAAAATACGCAATGTTCATCGGAAGATGGCAAACTTGGCACGCAGGACACGAATGGTTAATTCGTCAACAATTAGACAAAGGAAAAGATGTTTGGGTAGCAATTAGAGATGTACCGGAAGATGAAAGTAATCCTAAATCAGCTTATAAAGTTATGATGGATTTGATGGAAGAACCATTTTTTCAAGAAAACATAGATAAAATTTTACTAAGTATTATTCCTGATATTGAAAGTGTAAACTATGGTAGAGGTGTAGGGTATGAGGTTATCAATCATCCACCACCGGCTGATATTGAATTGATAAGTGGAACTAAAATTAGAAAAGGTTATATGGACACCGATGGGGATGTTATAGAATATGCCGTTGATTAAGAGACATATTGCAAAAACCATATCATATCGTATTGTAAGTACCTTAGTTGGATTCTTATTAATGTGGTGGATAAGTGGTTCAATTAAAGTAGGTGCTGCATTTGGGGTAGCAGAATTGATTTACAAACCTATTCAGTATTATCTACATGAAAGAGTTTGGTACAAATGGATTAAGTACGGATTAAAAAAATAAGTTATATGTCGGATATAAAAGAAGCAGTAAACGGACCAGCATATTATGGTGGTATAGATAACCCATATGAGGTAATAAAGGTATGTGAAGCGTGGGGATTAGACAAAGATGCATACCTATTCAATGTAGCAAAATACATAGCAAGGGCCGGAAAGAAGGACCCAGCAAAAGAACTAGAAGATTTGAAGAAAGCAGTTTTTTATCTTGAAAGAAGGATAAAATTACTCTCTAAATAATTTGGTAGTTTCATAAAATTATCGTATCTTTATTGTATAAGAATTAAGAAAATCGATATTTATACGTGAGATTAAATCGCGATAATCTTAAAACTTAAAAACAAATTTTTAAAACTTAAAAACAAAACAGCATGAACATTAATGCAATCAAGCAACGTCTTAATTCGTTGCAAAACACTTCGAAGAAAACGGACTCATTGTGGAAAACCAAACCTGGAAAGTACCAAGTTCGTATCGTACCTTACAAATTCAATAAGGAAAATCCTTTCATTGAATTGTTATTTCACTACAACATTAACAACAAAACTTATTTGAGTCCAGCTTCTTTTGGAAGACCTGACCCAATTTTAGAGTTCGCAGAAAAACTTAAGAAATTAGGTGATACTGAGAATTGGAAAGCGGGTAAGAAAATGGAGCCAAAGTTAAGAACATTCGCACCAATTGTCGTAAGAGGACAAGAGAATGAGGGTGTTAAATTTTGGGGATTTGGTAAAACAGTTTATCAAGAGATTTTAGCTATCGTAGCTGATCCTGATTACGGCGATATTACCGATGAAACAAATGGTAGAGATATTGTTATTGAAATTGTAGAGGAAGCAGGTAAAACATATCCTGAAACTCGAATCAGAGTAAAACCAAATGTATCTTTATTACATGATACTCCGGCAACTGCGGCTAAATTGTTAGATGAACAAACTGATATTACAGACATCTATTCAGAATTATCTTATGCAGAATTAAAGAATGTGTTAGAGAATTGGTTAAATCCAACAGCAGTAGCTGAAGAAGAAAATCCGACTCCTTCCGTAACTCAACAAACATTAGCTCCTCAACCGAAAAAAGTTGAAGAACAATTAGTAACTAAAGACGCGGCACCTGAAATCGGTGGAGCAGGTTTAGTTAATGATTTACCTTGGGATGATGAGACAGCAGCACCAGCACCAAAAGTGGATGTGGCAGCAGCATTTGATGACTTATTTAATTCATAATTTTTATGGCAAAAGTAGACTTAGCAAATCAAATTGCCGATAGTCTTAACAAAAAGTGGAAAGACCAAAAAGTAGCTTTCTTCTTGGATGATGATTCCGATGGGGCCCCAACCAATGTACCAGGTTGGGTTTCCACTGGAACAGCAATGTTAGACGTAGCAATTTCGAACAGACCTTATGGGGGATTACCCGTAGGAAGAATTACCGAAATCACCGGTTTAGAACAAAGTGGTAAATCGCTTTTAGCAGCACACGTGTTAGCCGAAACACAAAGACAAGGTGGGGTAGCAGTATTGATTGATACTGAAACCGCGGTAAGTAGAGAGTTCTTTGATGCAATTGGAGTAGACGTAACTAAACTATTATACGTTTCAGTAGATACAGTTGAGGATATTTTTGAAACAATTGATACAATCATTGAGCAAGTTCGTAAAGGTGATAAGGATAGATTAGTTACAATCGTAGTCGATTCAGTAGCAGCGGCATCAACTAAAAAGGAGATGGATGCTGATTATGATAAGGATGGTTACGCAACTGATAAGGCAATTATCATTTCAAAAGCAATGAGAAAGATTACAAATGTAATTGGTAGACAAAAAATCTCCGTTGTATTTACTAATCAACTTAGGCAAAAATTAGGTGTGATGTTTGGTGACCCTTGGACTACATCGGGTGGTAAAGCATTAGCATTCCACGCTTCGGTTCGTATTCGGTTAAAGAATATGGGACAGATTAAAGCAGGTGAGAGAATCATTGGTATCAAAGTAAGAGCACAGGTTATTAAGAATAGATTAGGACCACCATTACGTTCAGCCGATTTCGATATATTCTTTGATAGAGGTATTGATAATTTCGGTGGATGGTTAAAGGTGATGAAAGATAACAAATTAGTTAAGCAAGGTGGAGCATGGTACGAATATGTAGACACTGATACTGGTGAAGTTATTAAATTCCAATCTAAAGATTTTATTCAGATGATGGGAGTTAAGGATGAATTAAGAGACCAAATTTATAGAAAGATTTGTGAAGCAACAATCTTACAATATAAAAAAGAAGGAATCGATCCGGATGAAATTACTTATGATAACGGAGGGCAAGAGCCTGAACCCGATATCGAAACAGAATAAAGGTTTATGAACGAAACATATAAGAAGTTACTAAACGAAGTAGAAAAAGACTATCAGCAATTAGGAAAAGAAAAAGTATTAATTGTTGATGGTCTTAATACTTTTATACGAAGCTGGACGGTAAATCCTACAATGGATGATAACGGAGACCACATTGGCGGTATAGTAGGTACGTTAAAAGGTATTGGATATGCTATCAGAGAATATAATGCAACTCGTTGTATAATTGTATTCGATGGTAAGGGTGGCTCAAAGAGTAGAAAGGATTTGTATAGTGGTTATAAAGAGAATAGAGGTAACAATCGTTTTAGAGTGAATAGAGCCTACGCAGATTTGATGAACAAAGAAGAAGAAGGTGTATCTATGAAACGACAAATGATTGGTTTAATTGAACTACTAGAGTATCTACCTGTGGAAATAATGCTATATGATAGTATTGAAGCAGATGATGTTATGGGCTATATTGCATCACAACTTTTAAAAGAGGATGAATCGGCAGTTATTATGAGTGCTGATAAAGATTTCCTACAATTAGTAAATGAAAGAGTCAAAGTTTATTCGCCGACTAAGAAAAAATTATACGATACAAACCTTGTTATATCAGAGTATGGTGTTCATCCTGCAAACTTTATGGTTTATCGTACTCTTGATGGTGATAAGTCCGATAATATTGATGGTATTGCTGGGTGTGGTCTTAAAACTATTATTAAGAGATTTCCTGAGGTGGTGGAAGAAAAAGAAATTACGATAGATGATATGTTTAACTTATGTGAAAATCGTAAGAGTGAAAATAAATTCTATGATAAGATTTTAGATGGTAAAAAGATAATTGAAAGAAACTATAAACTAATGCAATTATCTGATCCGGAAATACCAACCAATAAAAAGCTAACAATTAACCAAAAATATTTGGATAATTCAGCAAAATTGGATAAATTAGGATTCATAAAGAAAGCAATGGGAATGAAGGTTATTAATTCATTTGGTGATGTTAATAGCTGGATTCAAACTACTTTCGCAAAATTACATAAATAACAATTAAAAACAAACACGGAGGAAACAACCTATGAAGTGTCTTAAAAGCAACAAAACCGGAAACATTATTAGAGTAAGTGATAAAGATGCTTACAACGCAACGAGTGAATGGAAATTTATTCCTAAATCGGAGTGGAAAGAATACAAGAATCCTAAAAAAGAAACAAAAGAAAAAGAGAGTAAATAATGAACGCAGTAGATACATTAGAAAAATTTGGTGAATCATACCAATCTAAAGTCATAGCTGCATTATTATCAGATTTACCTTTTCTTAATCAAGTTTCTGAAATTACAAACAAAGATTATTTTGAGAGTGAACAAGATAAGTGGATTGTAGAATCGATATTAGATTATCAAGCAAAACAATTTGCCGCACCAACATTAGACGTATTCAAAGTTAAGTTGGCATCATTGGGAACTGATACTCAAAAGAAACAAATCATAGAAAGAATAAAACAAATCTATGATGTATTTGGTAGTGAAGATATGGATTTTGTTAAAACAGAATTCATTAAGTTCTCAAAGTTTCAGAAGTTAAAAGCCGCAATATTTCAATCAGTAGACCTAATCAAATCCGAAAAGAGTTGGGATGAGATAGGAGTTGTAGTTCAGAACGCATTAAAAGCGGGAATGGAAAACAATTTAGGACACGATTACTATAAGGATATTGCGATGAGGATGGAAGAAACTAAAAGAAGTTCAGTACCTACCGGATGGAAACCAATCAATGATTTAATGGATGGTGGATTAGGACCAGGTGAATTAGGAGTAATTGTAGCACCGAGTGGAGTGGGTAAGACTTGGGTATTATGTAAGATAGCAGCCGATGCTGTAAGACAAGGTTACAATGTAATGCATTATACATTAGAATTATCGGAAATCTATGCAGGTACAAGATACGATACTATTATGACGGGGATTCCATCAAACGAATTGAAAGATAGGAAAGAAGAAGTAGTAGCTAAACTTAAAAACCACAAAGCAAATTTGATGGTTAAGTATTATCCACCGAGAGGAGCAAGTACAAAAACAATTAAAGCACATTTAGATAAGTACAAAGGATTCGGATTCAAACCGGATTTAATTATCATTGATTATGCAGATTTGTTAAAGCCCGTAAACAAACGAGATAGTACCTATGCAGAATTGGGTGGTGTGTACGAAGAAATCAGAGGATTGAGTGGTGAGTTAGGTGTTCCAATTTGGACAGCATCACAAACTAATCGTTCAGCAATTGATTTTGAAGTTATACAAGCTGATTCAATTGCAGATTCTTACGCAAAAGTAATGACATCAGATTTCATTATGAGTGTAAGTAGAAAAGCAAAAGATAAGTTAAGTAATACTGCAAGATTCCACGTTATGAAAAATCGTTTTGGTGCAGATGGTTTAACCTTCCCGGCAAAAATGGATACTATGATTGGACAGATAGATGTTTTTGAACCATTATCCGCAGATGGTGTGATAACACAAAAGGAATCTAGTAATGGTGGCAATTTAGAAAAGAAACTTTTACATAAAAAATATATAGAAAATATGGGTTAATAAGTATATAACTTGTGGAAAAAAAAACTTAAAAAAAGTGGGTTATTTTCTTTCAAAAGTCGTATCTATATATGAATATACTAATAGTTATTGGTACATTTCACACTTTTTAAGAAAAAAGTTTTATTTATTAATCTTACAAAATTACAAAAAACAATGGACATTTCACAAAGGATTCTCTCTGACATTACGGTTTATATGAAATACGCAAAATTTCAACCTGAATTAAAAAGAAGAGAGACATGGGAAGAATTAGTTACGAGAAATATGAATATGCATATTAAGACGTATCCTAAATTAGAAGAAGAAATTAGAGAGAATTACAAATTTGTTTATGACAAAAAAGTTTTACCATCAATGCGTTCAATGCAGTTCGCAGGTAAACCAATTGAAATAAGTCCAAATAGAATTTACAATTGTGCATTCGCACCTATTGATGATTGGAGAATATTTTCTGAAATTATGTTCTTACTTTTAGGTGGAACAGGTGTAGGATATTCAGTTCAACAACATCATGTTGAAGCACTTCCTGAAATTAGAAAACCAAACGCAGATAAGACTCGTAGATTTTTAATCGGTGATTCTATTGAAGGATGGGCAGATAGTATTTCAGTATTAGTAAAATCATATTTCTTTGGTGGTTCAAAGCCGGTATTTGATTTTAGAGATATTAGAGCTAAAGGTGCACGATTAATTACAAGTGGTGGTAAAGCACCAGGTCCTCAACCCTTAAAAGAATGCTTGATTAAGATTGAAGGTATCTTAGATGCAAAAAAAGATGGTGATAAATTAAAACCAATTGAAGTGCATGATATTGTTTGCCATATTGCAGATGCAGTATTAGCAGGTGGGATTCGTAGAGCAGCATTGATTTGTTTGTTCTCTGCAAGTGATGAACAAATGATTAGTTGTAAGAGTGGTGCTTGGTGGGAAACAAATCCACAAAGAGGTAGAGCAAATAACTCAGCAGTCCTAATGAGACATAAAATTACAAAAGAATATTTCTTAGAACTTTGGAAAAGAATTGAAGCAAGTGGAGCAGGTGAGCCTGGTATCTACTTATCAAACGATAAAGATTGGGGAACTAATCCTTGTTGCGAGATTGCATTAAGACCTTTTCAATTTTGTAACTTATGTGAAGTAAACGTAAGTGATGTAGTTGACCAAAACGATTTAAACGAAAGAGTTAAAGCAGCATCATTCATCGGAACATTGCAAGCAGGTTATACGGATTTCCATTACTTAAGACCAATTTGGCAAAGAACAACAGAGAAAGATGCTTTAATCGGTGTATCTATGACTGGTATCGGAAGTGGTGCAGTTTTGAAATTAGATATGAAAGCAGCAGCTAAAATCGTTAAAGAAGAAAATAGAAAAGTAGCAGAGGTATTAGGAATAAACATTTCAGCAAGAACTACAACGGTTAAACCTGCCGGAACAACATCTTTAACATTAGGAACAAGTAGTGGTATTCACGCTTGGCATAATGACTACTATATTCGTAGAGTAAGAGTAGGTAAGAATGAATCAATGTATTCTCATTTGATGTTAAATCATCCTGAATTAGTAGAAGATGAATACTTTAGACCGCATGATACGGCAGTAATTGGTATTCCACAAAAGGCACCTGAAACGGCAATCTTTAGAACTGAATCTCCAATTCAATTATTAGAGAGAGTTAAAAAGGTACATAGTGAATGGGTTAAACCTGGACATAGAAGTGGTTCAAATTCTCATAATGTTTCTGCAACGATATCTATAAGAGAGCACGAATGGAAAGCAGTTGGTGAATGGATGTGGGAAAACAAAGAATTCTATAATGGACTTTCAGTATTACCTTATGATGGTGGAACATATATTCAAGCACCATTTGAAGATTGTACGAAAGAAAGATACGAAGAATTAATGCAAACTCTAAGTGATGTAGATTTATCAAAGGTTATTGAGTTGGAAGACAATACAGACCTTAGTGGTGAGTTAGCATGTGCTGGAGGTGCTTGTGAAATTAAATAAAGAAAATGAAAAATTATATTATTTGGAAAATGGTAAAGTGGTATTTACTCCAGAGTATCATATGGCAAGAGGTTATTGCTGTGGTAATAAGTGCAGGCATTGCCCTTACATTCCAAACTATATAAAAGGAAATACAAAAATAAAACAAAAAGAAAATGGTAACAGTTAAAAAATTTAGTGCAGTATGGTGTGGTCCTTGTAGAGCACTAGCACCGGTTATGACCGAGATTAAAGGACAATTCTCAAATGTAAAATTTGAAGATTATGATGTAGATGAATTCAATGAAGAAGTTACAAAATACAATGTAACATCAGTTCCAACAATCATCATAGAAAAAAATGGTGAGATTGTAGAAAGATTTACAGGATTGAGTTCTAAGATAGCATATGTAAATGCTATAAATGAAGCTATAAAATAATAGGTTTTATTAAATAATTTTCGTAAATTTAGTTATATGTATTTAGATTACTTTGACCAATTCAAAAATATGTCTCCATATCTGTATATCAATGCAGAACAATGGAAACATATTCAAACCACATTTGAGAAAGCAGATGTGTGTGAATCCTTAGCAAAATTAGCTATGGAATATCCTCTACCTTACCAAGAAATTAGTGAGGATGATGCCCGTAAAGAATATATGGCATTAAAGAAAACGAGATGGAACGAATTATTGAAAGATGATGAGTGGTTCATTCGTAAAGCAGGTGATAGTAAATTCGGATTAGGATTTGAAGGTAAACAATTGTATTTTAGACGAGTTAATACTGGAAACCAAGCATCAAACTATTTTCAACAAGCGAATAGATGGGGTGTAGATGGAACAGTATCTCCAGGACCGGATAGAACTTGGAGAACATATGAATTTATGGTTACTCTAATGGGTGCAATGTACACTTTAAAGTTTGATGAAATTGATAGAGGTAGTTTAAGAGTAGCTTTATCTTTACGAAAATATATTTGTTCTCAGTTCAAACCAAATGTAGCAAAAGCATTATACGATTACTTTAAGGCAGAAACCGTATTAGATTTTGCAGCAGGTTGGGGAGATAGAATGTGTGGTTTCTATGCGAGTGAATACGGAAAACATTATGTAGGTATTGACCCGAGAAAAGAAAACCATCCCATTTATAGACAACAGGCAGAGTTCTATGAAAAGAATAATGGATTCTTTGAATTGGAAAAGAAAGCTGATTTTGTGGAGAGTCCAGCTGAAGATTTCGACTATGCTGGATACGATAATTATTTCGATATCGCTTTTACTTCTCCTCCTTATTTTAGTGTGGAAAGGTATTCGTATGATGATACACAAAGTTGGGTTAGATATAAAACGATTGATGAATGGAACGAACAATTCTTACACAAAGCATTAGGAAAGATTTGGAAAACACTTAAAAAAGGTGGTGTTCTAATTGTAAACATTGCCGATGTATATGCTTCATCAAAAGGAACGGATAAAGGGTATAGAGCAATCACTACTCCTATGAACGAATACCTTGAGAAACAAGAGGGGGCAGAATACTTAGGGTGTATGGGTATGGAAATGGCTAAAAGACCTGGTAGTGCAGGTGCTGGAGCAATTATAGAGGGTGATGAAGGTAGATACACCGAAGAAGCATTGGAAAAAGCAAGAGAAGCAGCAGATAAAACGTTTTGTGAACCAATGTGGGTATGGAGAAAAAATTAAAAATACTTTACACAAATGGTGACTCGGTTAGTTGGGGTTCTGAATTAAAAGACCGTTCTAATCGTTTCTCTACATTGTTAGCCAAAGAAAAAAGTTTGGTAGATTTCAATGTAGCTAGTAGTGGTATATCCAATGACCGAATTTATAGAAATACTTTAAGAGATTTATGTAAGTTTGTTAATGGTGAGCCAATTTACAATGAGGAATTAGGCTATGTTAAAGTAGATGAGATGTTTGTATTAATTTCATTCACCGCACCTACACGATTTGATTATTTTGATGGTGATGTATTTGTAAACGAAAGATTGTGGACACATAAAGATAAGTGGGGTACAATTGATGAACATAGATTAACCGATAGTAAATATGTAATTCATCAAACCGACCTAACTCCTTCATTACTAAGGGTATTCCAACAAATAATATCTCTTAAATCATTTTGTGAAGCAAATAAAATACCTTATCTTTATACAAATGCATTCTTTGAATATGATGCAGATGAAATTTTGGTTTTAAATAAAGATATTAATACTGAAAAAGTAGCAAAACAATTTGATGATACAAATGATTACTTTGGATTGGTAGATTTATGGAAACAAATTCCACAAAGTTTTAAAGATATAAACTTAACAAAATATCTAAAAGGATTTAAAGATGATAGTATGTTTGAAGAAAGAGGACACCCATCTATAAAAGGTCACAAAGAAATAGTAGAATTATTAAAAGATAAAATTTAAATATGTTACATTCAGAACAATACAAATTATATTCACCTGCACATGGTAGTGAGTTCCCTTCGGAGAAATACATTTCAGAAAAGACAGGTAAGTCTATCAATGTAATTTATTTTTCAAACAATGTGATATTTGATGATAGTGTTATCCCATATTTGAAAGAGAAAGGATTAAAGTGTATACATGAAAAGAGAACATACTTTGAACCTACCGATTATAGTATTACGGCAGTATATGAATATGTGTATAATGATGATTTAATAGTAATTGGATTTTCAAATAGGAATGATTCATATCCAGGCGAAGATAATGATGATGATGAAGCAATTTTGAAAGCAAAACAAGCTCCTTTGAAATTATGGATTCAATCAACGTGTGAATTAGCATTAGTGTTTGAATTATTTCCTGAGTTGAATAAGTTTGCTAAGAAGGATATGAAAGGTAAGATTCACTTATTGAAATCTACATCATATGGATTTGAAACTGAAGCATTTGATTTGGCAAAACCTACAATTGATTTGGATTTGAATTATGGAACTGGTTTTAGTGATATGCATAATAATATTGTGAACACTATACAAGGTAACAATGATAATAATGCAAAGTTAGTTCTATTGCACGGATTAGCGGGGACAGGCAAAACAACATATCTCAAATACTTAGCACATGAATTAGGTAAGAAGGTATTATTTTTACCACCCGTTATGGCAGAAAGTATTGTAAACCCAGACTTCGTTCCTTTCTTAATGGAGAACAAAGATTGTGTTTTGATTATTGAAGATGCTGAGAAAGTAATCGGTGACAGAAAAGATAGTGGTAGTTCAGTTGGGGTATCTAATCTATTGAATTTAAGTGATGGTATATTGGGCGATATCTTAAACATACATGTAATAGCAACTTTCAATATGGATAAGGAAAGGATTGATAGTGCATTATTGAGAAAGGGTAGATTGATTGCTGAACACAAATTTGGTAAACTTAATTTAGATGATACGAATACATTACTAAAGAAGTTGAATAAACAAACAGAAGCTAAAGAGGGGATGACATTAGCTGAAATTTATAACATTGATAACCAACAAGATAAGAGTAAAGAGGAAAGAGCAACGATTGGTTTTACAAGATATTAATATATATAACTGATTGATACTCAACAAGTTATATCAAACTACCTATAATATTTGGTAGATTGAAAAAAATGTTGTATCTTTAAGTATAAGTTCATTGAAATATTGGGGATGCTTTGGAATTGATTGCAATGAGAATTGTAGTATCACACGTGGAGAGAAGTGCTAGTTCTCCTTAAATCTGCACAAAACAATAACTGACGAAATGTCAACTATGACCTTTGATTCCTTAATGGATTTCATCGGTGCCGATTACGCTGTAGCAGCATAATTACTCCCGTACACATCATGGGACAATTAAATAGAATGTGAAACTGGTTTTCAGTTAAATCCCTAAAAACTGATGGTGGACCGTTGTACTAACCATACAGCCTCAATTCTTTTGAAAAGTTTGTAAGATTAAAACTTTATTCTAAACGTGTGACATGCTGGTATTATAATTACTTTGTAAGACAAGGGTTCGACTCCCTTCATCTCCACCAATATCGCGATGTAGTAGCAGAGGTAGCTCGCTAGGCTCATAACCTAGAGGTCGGAAGTTCGAATCTTCCCATCGCAACAAATGTTAGGGTTGAAGCCATCAACTAATAAAACCGATTGAGTGAGGCACGCAGTGCTGAAGAAAGCCGGACACTCTAACAAAATAATCCCCAAAGAAATTTGGTAGATTGAAAACTTTAGTGTATCTTTAATATATAAGATTGGAACTTATAGGTGATGAAAGATACTCGGTATTCAATCTTAGGAAAAAAAGTTTAAATATATTTGGTAGTTTGAAAAAATTATCGTATATTTATAAAACAATGGGGTAACAGCCATTAAGTTCTTTAAAATATTAAAATCTTTACATAGTAGACTTGTTCTACATAGTAAATACCGGCCGCATATGGTCGTTAAATAAACTACGAAAGTAGGATAAAGTGAGTGTACTTAAGTGGTGCATTTGCGGCTCCTTCCCCGTAAGGGAGAATAGCTTAAGTATGCAAGTGGGATATTATTTGAGCTTTGTAGGTGGGGGTAACACTATCATTGAAGAGTTTGAATAATTGGGGTAGTATAGATACTCCAATTGAGGTGGGAACACCAATAAGAATAACCCATAGAATATCAGTAAGAAGTATAGACTTAATCCCTCTATATTATTGCGGTATTCAGTTTGATAGTTATCTTAACATTAAGCCATCCGAAAGGACGCAAGATAAGATAGTGTACAAGTGGTGTTGTTACCATCCTTACATAG